CCCGCCGCACCAGCAGAACCGGCTGCGCCATTATTTCCGGTGTTTCCATCATTTCCGGCATTTCCCGCACCGCCCGTTCCAGTAATGACAACTTTCCTATAATTGAAAGGAAGCGCAAAAGTACCCGACGAATTAAACGTCTGGCTGCCAGCGGGTTGTATGGGGTCTATCTGTCGGGCTGCACCTAGCATTATACGGACACCTTTATAACTTTATCCTTGAAATCAGAGGGTAGCTGGTCTGCGGAGGTGGCGTGGCACGTCCTGAAATATTTATGCTTTTTATCTGAAGATTCCCACAAAACGTCGCGAAAAATTAAAAGCGGCATCGCGGTGAAACTTGGCGCGCCATCCATGTCATCAAAATTCCACGTATTTAAGGGAATAAGAGCTTCTGCTACGTATTCTGATTTATAAGGAATTACGTCACAGTCCGCGTTCATTGCGAACACAGCTTCCCTAAAATCAGAAGAGCCAGCTTGATCTACTTCAGTGTAGAGATATACATATTCATACCTGAGTGTTTGGTCGGACATCTAGGCCCCGCTTAATCATCTATATATGACTGAGACACATACCAAACGGTATCTGAGTCAAATTTCATGCAGGTGTAAATGGTAACTTTAGCCGCTGTCGCATTTACCGTGGGTAAACTAGAACTGTTGTTATATGAGATAGATTCCCCGCCTGGGGCGGCAAGAGCCATCGTTCTAGACCCTGTCCCGTCTTGTTTAAAATAAAGAACAATTGTTTTAACCGCCGCCGAACCGGCAGGCTGACTAGCAGGCAGAGTAATCGTAGCGTTACCATTCAATGTATATCGTACAACATTTGTATCACTCGGCACAGTTTGTGCGGTTCCTGTATTCGTAGCAGCATTAGCCACTTCCGAAAAATTTGTAAGTGTGTTGCCGCCAAAAGCCGCTGCCGCGCCAAAGGTCGTCACCCCACCTAAAGCCAGCGTACCGTCTATAGCCGCAGCCCCCGTACACTCCAAAGTACCAATTTGGAGATCCGCTAGAGCATCTGAAACTACCGCGCCACCACCTGCTCCATCGCAATAGACGATGACATTCTTGCTGTTTTGTACGGTTACATTGGCCCCACTGCCTTGTGAGAAAATAAGTGAGTACGGGCCACTTGATCCAGCGTCTGTCGTAGCGTTCTCCAAAATAAAGAAAACCTTAGTGGTATTTGGAGCTATTGTTATGGTGCAGTTTTGACTTAACGAACCGGTGAATTTAATAACACGGTACATGCCGTTTTGAAGATTTTCCGTCCCTGATTCGGGAGATGCCTCGCGAACCGTTAGGGTAGCCGTAGCAGCATCCGATAGAGCTACTGTGCCATATGCGGAAATCCGATCTATAATGTCCCAGTTATGATTACTTGTCGTACCCCAAGCTCCGGATTGATCTCCGGTAGCCATTTTTTCGATTCCGAGACTTGTTGAATATGAAGAAGCCATAATTTTATTCCTATGCCGCTATGTCTAGCCAACCCGGCGTTTGCGAAGAGTCAACCGTTGACCATCCTGGTGTTTGCGGAGTGCCAACTGTTGACCAACCCGGCGTTTGCGAGGCATTAATATTTCCCCACACACTAACGCTTGATATTGCGCCCGTGGCGGACACTCCTGTGACCGATACCGAAGTATTCTGCGTAGCTGTAACCGTAACAGTTCCGACAGCGGATGTGCCAACAACATTGGTGACCGATACCGAAACATCCTGCGTAGCTGTAACCGCAACTGTGCCAACAGCGCCTGTACCGGCGACATTGGTGACCGCTGCCGAAATATTTTGCGTAGCTGTAACCGCAACCGTTCCGACAGCGCCCGTACCCGCAACATTGGAAACGGTAACGCCACTTCCAGCCGCAGGAACAACCGTACCAACAGCAGCCGTACCAACAACATTAGTAACAGCAAACGATATATTACCCGAGGCCGCAACAGTTCCAACAGCGCCAGTACCAACGACATTAGTAACAGCGACCGAAACATCAAAGGGTTCTCCCCATGTTGCGGAGCCCCACGTACCTCGACCCCAACCACTTCCTACGGTTGTTGCTACGCTAACGCTACCAACTGCTCCCGTACCCGCGACATTCGTGACGGAGACATTCGGGTTCTGTATGACTACAACAGAGCCAATAGCCCCGGTTCCAGCAACATTAGTGACTGAGACATTTGATGCCGCTGATGTTGTTACACTTCCAACTGCCCCAGTTGCCGCAATACCTGTTACCGAAACAGGTGCGGCACCTGCTACTACTACATTTCCAACCGCGCCAGTGGCTGCGACATTCGTAACAGCAACCGAAACATCAGGGGCTGTTCCCCAGCTGTCCGATCCCCATGTACTTCGCCCCCAGCCGACAGCCATAATTTTATGCTATACGAATTATAGCGGTTGATGCAGCCGCCGCAGGAAAAGTAATAGTAAAGGTGCCAGAAGTACTAGTTTTATTACTTCCAAAGTCCAAGACACAAACAGCTTTGTCACCATTTGTATCGTTATATATCATAGCGCCCATAGCTGTAATAGTCGCCGTCGTGAAACTTTTATCCGCAAAATCGGCAAATCCCGTGGTCCCGCCGGTAGTGGGATCAATATTGGTAAGGGCTAGACCCCCTGTGACATATGTACCACTAGAAGCCACTTCACCCGTCGTAGTGAAGACGGTAGTCGTTGCGCCCAACGTAGCCGTAGTACTACTTTTCCCGCCCCCGCCTTCCGCGTATAGAGCTAACTTAAAGCTGTTACCCCCAGAAGCCTTGAAATTATGAGTTGCTTGTAGAACTTCACTTTTAAATGCAGTACACATTGCTTGTGTTATAGCCATTTTATAAACTCCTTAGATTATCCGCTAAATCGGAATAACCACTTTGCCTTAGTTTAGCACAAATTGTCGCTCTGTCTTGCTCTACTGCTTGCCGCATATAGTAAACTAAGGTTTCCTCTACAGTATTCTTGAATGCCCTAGCCTGATCCCGTATGGGAAGAGGTGCGTCATCAGCAATATATAAAATTCTGTCCGCCGCCATTTTCGCAACTTCTTCTACAGAATGCCCCTTATTGTTAGAAGTTACTACTTCTATTCCGCCAACTGATCCTGCTCCGCTTACGTCAAGCACTATGATTCCCCTGCAACGAAACAACTTTATCGTTTTTCTCAAATAGAACGGGTTGATTGTCCATAGGCTCCGGCGGCTCAATATTTGATTTATGTATTAACATAAGCGTATCGTTGTTTAGATTCATTATTAAGGGATCCTCCAGCCTGTGATACCCGTATAGTTTTTCTTCTATGGGGACATCTGTGTCCAGGAGGGAAGATGATGATGCTACATCCACATGCATACCTCTAGCTACAGCGGCGGAAAGCCAAAATTCTGTACACGCTCGACCTGCTTCAGCCATATGCAGATTAGTTCTGTAGGAATAATCTATTCCGTACAGGAAAAGTTTTCCTATTTCACTATATATGGCAAAAGCTATGGCATACGGGACGGTGTTATTAAAATAACAGAGCCCGGTCTTCTCAATAATTTTCTCTAGCGGAAAAAGAACGGCCCCTGGAACCCGGTCATCTAGCTCGCATGTGTAGATAGGGCCGGGGTGCTTGGGAAGTTCTCGTCTAAGAGCCGAAGTTTGCTTACCGGCTAAATCGGTATCAAAAAACCTTGATGGAGGATCCATCATAAACACTCGATCATGCTTAATTGGCGCTAACATTGAGTTTATGGCCCACACCTCGTCGTATTCGGCACCGTTAGCAACAGACGATGTATACTCCCGTTGAGAACCGCCTAATCCGACTAAAGCTACAGAAGCTCCTTTAAGATCACTCACGCCACGTCTCTCCGAAGACTATCATAACGGTATTCATCGCGGGTTAGCCGGCCCTCTCCAAGATTCTTGAGCCACTGTAATGATTCTTGGAATCGAGCGTTATATAATTGAAGAAGGTCCGTTTCGCCTTTCATAAAGGTATACGCTTCAACTAGAGCGCCATACAGAAGGGCCAACTCAGCGTTATCGCCTAGCCAACTAGTACCGGAAGACGCTGTGGTTATAGAGGTGGGCCGGTAAAAA